GGCCACCTTTTCAAATGCTTCTGCCATAATCTCATGATGTCTTCCATGAATAAAAGAGGGCCACATTAACTTTACAAACGGAAGAAAATTTTCTCTTGCTGTTTCTTTTTCTTTTACGGATTCATATTCTTCTATTAAAGCAAGTATCTCTTTTTGCTGCTCTGGCGGCAAGCCACTTATCTTTTCAAGATTCCCTTTTAATAGATGACTAAGATCATTCATAAATATCTCTATTGATAGGAGGCCGGTTCTCAATAATGTTTCTTGCCAACTCTATCATCCATAAACTCTCCTTGTCTTCAACTGAAGAAGACACATAAAGCATTCTATCACCATTCTCATCTGTAGACCATCCAATTATGATAGCTTCATCTAATTCACGCTCTTCTAGATTTTCAGGAGGGTTTCTGTAATCGTCTAAAGATACTACATTGTCTGACAAATAATGTTCCTTTGCAATATATATAAATATAATATTTATATACTTCTTTAGTATCTATATAAACTTCTTTAGAATATTTATATATATTATAATTTATTATACTTTCTTTTTTATTTTTGACAATAGAAAAAAAGTAAATTTGTTAAAATTTTATATTTGAGTGTGCAGAATAACGTGCGGCTGTGTGTAGCCACGGCCGTGTCACATGGGTGGGTGTGGGTAGGTGGGGTCAAGCCTAGTACAAAAAAATTTTAGACCGGACACAATCAAAAAAAATTATAATCGAAAATAGAAATAATAAATATATCGTGACTAGCTGTAAAACTTTACGTAACTTTTTATTTATTAATTATTGTGTTTAGCTTTGTTAATAATTCACTTTCAATTTCTGTCGATGTTCTATCTCTTTTATCTTGTATGTTTATATTAGTTTCAAATATTCCTAAATTCTTACCTAACATTTCCAAAGCCTTTAATCTAACGTGATCAGTTATATTTGTATCGTCTGCCATCTGTTCAATCTTCTTTAATATTGTTTCAATTTTACTTTCAGACAGTTTGACTTCATTCATGCGATGTAGACGCTGTTTTTGCTCTAATAGATGATTTATAAATATCCCAATGTTATCCTTAGATCTTAATCTACTAGCTAACATTCTTAGAGTGTTAGGCTTGATATCTTTACTTACATTGTAGTTGTTACGATATGCATCAATTAATTTCATGCCCTTTTCCCCGTTACGCCCCACGACATCATAGCAAAAGCCTCGCATTTTCTCGCTCAAATCTGATCCCATAACTTTATTATTTTTAGTCTTGTTTTTATCTTTATCGTTATTTGCAACGAGTGTTAATTTTGTTTTATTTTTTTTATCTGACATTTTTTTACCTTTCAAAACTTTACGTAAACTTTTGGTCTGATGTTCTAACGACCTGCGACATTTAACTTATACTAACATTTAATAATCTTTTCGTGTAGGTCATGAAAATAATTAAATTAATTTCAGAAAAAATCAAACCTCATTCGTAATAATTTATAACAACTAATGGAGATCAAATTGAATAACATAAAATTAAACGACAAAGTAAAGACCAATCAAATTACATCAAGACCATTAAAAGAAAATGAAATTGTCAGATATATGAAATTACCGGATGGTCAAAAAATAGGTCTTAATAAAAATGGACATTCTAATGTTAATATTCGTGAATGGGATATTGATGCAAATTGGATTGTAAAAAAAATAACTGAAAAAAGAATTGGATTGGTTCACAAAAATAATCCTAATGGCAAACCTAATTTATATCTTGCCCCTCATTTTATTAAAAAGTGATGGGCAAATATTGCATAAATAATAGAATGGCATTTAATGGCGTTTTAAGCGTCATACAGCCACGAAACGATATTCATGTATGTTATTACATATTTCTTTATTTCAGCGTTTTTGTTAGTGACATTGACTTTGGTAAGGTTAGGTAAAATAAAGTAAAATAATGTTAAATAAAGTAAATTATATACTTGTTATTTAGAGTGAAAATTATTATATATAGGGAGACAGCCTCTGTACGGCAAAACTGAACTGATTAGTGAAACATGGTATCAGTAGGAGTTGGGATGCTCCTCGAATTTTGGCAAGGATACAAAAGACACTCACAGCCCCCACAATGAAGATCGATGAGATTGCTCTATGGGCTAGGTAGGAACTACTAATGTTTTGCTCTATAGAGGCTGTTACAATTTAATCAAAATAAAATGGAGAACTATTATGGAAAAGCAATTAATTAATGTCGTTCAATATCATTCAGTCATGAATAAATGGATGATCGTTAGAGCCAATTCTACAATCGATTATAAAGATGGGAATGGTCAAGTTGTTAAAAAATTATTTGGAACTAGAGATAAGGCTTTGAGTTACATCAAAGAGAATTACAGATCTACAGTACATAAATTTTATCCAAAGACTTTTTATTTTAATAAAAATGGGCAAGGCTTACGACCTTTTAATTGGCACTCGCCTAGTGCTTACAATCTTTAATTGCACTACTTAGGGCAGTATTTATTTACTGCCCTTGTTAGTTCAATTGAACTACATAGACCACGTAATATAGAGTAGATTAAGTTGCGAAAATTTACGTGGTCTTTAACTTTAATCAAAAAAATGGAGACTATTATGGAAAAAAGAACTTGGCAAATATCTTGGTTCATTGGTCATGGCAAAACTAAATCAGTTTTGGAAACAGTAGATCCATCTGACTATGTTGATAAATACATGGAAAGGGAGACACTAAGGGATGAGGCTTATACAAAGTATAAATTACATCCGGAAAAAATGGTCATGATCAAAGAATATAAGCAATAGGAGAGACTATGAAAAAATACACTTTCAAAGTAACGATCGAGGGAATGAATGGATACCTCACGTATACAGTTGAGGCGAACTCAAAAGATGAGGCTGTCCAAAAAGTATACGATGATGCTGAGAAATTGCCCACAATCGTTTACGATATCTAATGCACTAATTAGAGCAGTAATAACTACTGCTCTTGCTAGTTCATTAGGAACTAAATTAATCAATACATTGGAGTACTAAATGCTTAAAAATAAAATAAATTTAGCTTATGAAAAATATGATTATTCAAAAAAAGAAATAGCTGAACATACCAAGATTATTAAATCTATGGTTAGAAAATGCATGAACCATTTAAAGAAAAAAGAATATGAATTAGACATCACTAAATATGATGTTGATAAGGCAGTAGCTGTAACTAAAATTATTAACACTAAAAGTGCCGGTGCAACTAATGCATGCAGAAATAAAATTCAAATTAATCTTAGTTATTGGCAACACCATAACGAAAAGCATTTTCATAAAGAATATGACAGCTTTAATAATGATCCTCATATTGGTGGCAGACAATGCCTCAACTTAGATCATGCTTATTTAGTTAGTGTTAGTCATGAGGTTGCCCATCATGTGCAATATGCAAAGGCAAAATATATCAAAAGATTTAGAGGCAATTATCGAAAGCCTCATGGAGATTGTTTCAAAGCAATCTACAGATATTTAAGAAGAGATTTAATAAATCCTATCATTGATAAGGATCTATTGGATGACAACCAACAAACTGCAACATTAAAAACCAAGGAGGTACTAATGCAGAAAAACAAAACTTTGATATCAGATGATATCGTTAAACAAATCGCTGAACAAGAGCAACAGCATAATGTTTTAAAGGGATCTAATAAGCAAAACTCATCTGAGATGAGTGCTATTAGATTAGATCAATATGCTACAGCGATGATCCCAATTAATCAGATTGCAAGAACTGATACCGGCAATATTTCAGAGGATGCAACCAATGAATTATTGACCACGTTCCAAGTTCGATGCGACATGACAAAAGGTCAAGCTGATCTTTTTAAACGTAACTGTGTCTTGTTTACTAACAAGCATGACTTACCAAAAAGTAATTTGACCAAGACTTACATCATGGATCTATTTAAAAAGTTGGATATCAAATCTCAAGCAAGTTTGATTAATCACAACAAGGGCGATGATGTTAAGTCTCCATTGGATACAATCATTGATAAGTTGGTAGGTTTAACAACCAAGACCGGAAAGCAAAGGGATGGTCTGATCATGACAAAAAAAGAGTTGGAAGACTTTGAGATCAGATTAAAGAATAGATTTGAGATTGCTGATAAAGGTCGCAATGCTGTTAAGGATGCAGAGACAGAGCAAAAAGTTATCGATGATGTAACTGATGCTCTTCTTGATGCATCATGAGCAAGGGGGATAATATGAATATCAAAGATGTTATCGATCAAATAACTTACATCAATGAGGATGTAGTAGATGATAAGGAAAAAAGAAAACAACTGCATGAACTAGGTTGGAAACTCATTAATGCTACTCGCCCCAATGACAATGAGTAAACATCGAATGTACAACTTTGCACAGATCTTAATGGTCTGTGCATGATTGTCCATCCGGACAGCCATGAAAATGGTTTAATCAAAAATAAGGAGTATTGATATGAGAATATCAGAAATAAAAAACGTAATGCAAAGTGTAATAATCCAAAACTACGAGAATATAAAAAAGGGAGCAAGTAAAGATAGACTTATCGCTTTGTATATTCAAGGTGGTGTTGGTCAAGGCAAGACCTCAGCAGTTAGATCTATGACTACTGATCAGCTAATTCTCGATGCTGTCCAAAGAATATTTGGTCAGAAGATTGATAAGTTAGAGTTTAGTAACTTAGGTTTAGCAATGTTCGATCCGGCAGAATTAGCCGGTTGGTGTGTGCCTAATGCAGATCAACAAAGCATGACTAGGCTTAGACCGGAGTTCTTGCCAAAAGATGGCTTTGGAATTTTATTTGTTGACGAGGTGGCTCAAGCTACTTTGATGCACCATAATATTTTTGGTCAGCTTGTAGATGAAAGAAGATTAGGTAATCATTACTTAGGCGATGGTTGGATAATCATATCGGCAGGCAATAGGCTCAAGGATAAAGCCGGAAGTAACAAGCTTCCGTCACAGCTTAGGGATAGATTTACATATTTAGACCTAGAAATAGATCTTGACGATCTATTAAAATACTATGCTGAGAATAATGTAGATCCAAGGATCAGCAGTTGGCTTAAATTTGACGATCAGTATTTATATGAGTTTGACGTAAATGCTGACAGCAACTGTACACCTAGATCAGTTGAAAGAGCATCGACCTTAATGAATTTAGGTTTGGACAGCTTATCTCTTAGAGGTGTTCTTAGTGGTCAAATTGGAGAGACAGCATCCGGATCTCTTATCGCTCATATGAAATTGTATGATAAGCTACCGGACTTTGACAGCTTAGTTAAAGATCCAAGTAATACAGCAATACCGGAAGACAGAGGAGTGCTGTATGCTCTTTGTGGATCATTGGCAAGTAAGATGACTATGGAGAATTGTTCTCCAATTCTCACTTATATGCAGAGAATACCGGAGCAAGAGTATATGGCTTTCATGCTTAAAGATGCAGTAATGAGAAATAAAACCTTAGTGACTAGTCCGGCAATGAAAGCTGTCTTGGGATCTCAAGGTAAGTTAAAAGACTTGTTACTTTAATCAACTTGGTATGTGGTATCCTGTAATGGGATACCACGACAAAACTTTACGTAATTTTTTAGGAGTTATTAATGCAAGATTTAAAATTAGAAGATAAGTTCTCAAAGATAAGAATACAATTACTTTGGGATAGAGATGATAAAGGTCATGCCTTTTGGGGCATCATGTTAGCTAAAATGAAAATTATTGAGAATAATAAATTTGATACTTGTGCAACTGATGGCAGAGACATTTTTTATAATCGTCAATATTGTGAAAGCCTATCATTCGAGCATTTAAAAGGTGTTATTGTTCACGAGGTAAAACATAGGGCATTGATGCATCATGTAAGGCAACAGCATAGAGACACGACAGCATGGAATGTAGCTTGTGATCTATCAGAAAATCCTATTATCATTGATGCCGGTTTACAGTTGCCGGATGGTGTATTGCTTGATCCAAAATTTAAGGGATGGAGTGCAGAGAAAATTTATAATGTGATTTATCCTCAGATCCAACAGCACATGAAGAAAATGCAAATGTCTGCAAGTGGTGCAAGTGACGATGGACAAAATGGTCAAGGCGAACAACCTAGTTGGTTACAGCCTCAATCATGGGGCAATATCGTTGATAATGTCTGCGACAAATTGTCTCCATCTGAGTTAAAAGAAGAAGAGGCTAGTGTTAGGGAAGATATTTTCCAAGCAGTACGTCAAGCTAAGGATCGAGGTACAGTTCCGGCAGAGATCAAGAAAATGATTGATAGAATGAAGAGGGCAGAAATAGATTGGGAAGATGTTATTCAACGTCATGTCCAAGGCGATGTTCCTCATAATTTTACCTATCGTAAGATCCACAGAAAATTTTATTATAATAATAATATCATTGCTCCAACTATTGATTATGTTGGCTGTGGTCATGTAGTTGTTGGTGTCGATAGTTCCGGATCTGTCACAGATAAAGAACTACAATTATTTTTAGGTGGTCTTAATGCTTTGTCATTAGAACTTAAACCTAAATCTGTAACGATCATAACTTGCGACAGCAAAATTCAAAATGTCTATAAGTTTGAGCAAGGCGAAGAGATCACTAAAATTTCTGCTGATGGCAGAGGTGGAACATGTGTCATGCCGGTGTTCAATTACATTGAAGAACATGACTTGGATGTAGACAGCTTTATCTATTTTACTGATATGGGAGTGCATGACTTTCCGGAAGAAGAAATGCCATATCCGGTTCTTTGGGTCAGCACAGATCTTGACAGCGATAAAGCACCAATTGGTCAAACTACATATCTAAAGGTGGCTTAGTGCCACTTTTGGAGAATTTCGAGGCTCTAGGATGGTCACACAGAGGCGAAACGATAGTCTCATGTGTGATTATACCTAGAGATTTTACTATGCTGATATAGGAATGTGTGTTCCTACTGATGATCACGAAAGTGTGAAATCAGCTAACTACTATCATTATTTATGGAGTAACTAATGCAATATGATATAGAAAAAAATAATTGGGCAAAGATATCCCATTCCAAAGTTTTGCAAGAACAATATATTTTAAGAAGTTATTTAAACTTTCTTAATCATGGATGTAAAAGTTTTGGATTTAATCAAAATCAATTAGTCCAATTAAAAAAGAGTAGTGCCACTTATTTAGCTACAAGTGGTTCAGCTAATCCATTAACTGACGATGAGAAAAATTTCATCGAGATGTTTTCAAGAGGAACTAATCATTATCATAATCATGGATTAGAAAGTATCTCAAGCTGTGCTGAGGCTGTCAGACAAATTAGAAGAAAGCAAAAACATAAAAGTTCTATTTATTCTAATAAGGTGGATGGTCGAAAAGTTTTTAGAAAAGAACGTGAATACACTCATGGATTTTTTAATGGGCAATCAGTTCATAAAAAGTTTGAGACATTATCTCAATGCTTTGCACAGAAATGGTGGAGAGATAAGCAATCAAGAACCAATATTATTGTTAAGGTTGATGCACTCTCACAGAAAATTTCTTACGAGAAAGCTGAAAGAGGCAGAGCCGGTAATTGGAACTATAACAGCGATGAGAAAAATACATTAACTTTAACTCCATCGTGGTTTAAAAATGTATTCATGAAAGGCTTGGCAACCACAATATATAAAAGCAAAACAGCATTTATTGCTAAAGCTAATCCTATTGAGGTATCAGAAAAAATTAAGTCTCAAAATTTAAATGCTTATGTCGTTGACGTTGTTACTTGTTACGATGGCATTATTGACGTTGAGCATGATGTTTACTGCTTGGCTTATGAAAGCAAACCATCAGAACAGCTTAAAGTTGAGAATGATTATGGTGGTAATGTGCCTATGCCACAAGGAGAGGCTCATAAGATTGGTCTGACCAATAATATTATCTACACTCCGGCAGAGACAATTAATTCTGTGTCCTCTAATTTTCGTAGGGCAGAAAATGTCATGAGTGGCAGAGTTCAGAAAAATATACTTGATGCTATGGGAGTTTAAAATGGATTATATTTACGATAGAAAATTATTCTTAAATACAGCTAGATGTTATAATATGATGAATGAATATTGGACAGTTTATAAAGCTGTAAAAAAAGAATTTGGGGATGACGATGAAAAGTTATTCACGAATAAAATAAGAGAAAGATTTTATCCTATGGTAAAAGAAAAAGTTTTGATGGCAAAGAAAAGAGCTATCAAAAAGAATTGGGGGAAAGATCACTCCTAAATGTGGGCAAAAGTGGATGCCTAATTGTGAGTGAGGTTTTCTTATATTTTATTTCCCTCATTCACAGTTTACGTAAATGCTATGTATCCCTAAATGTGCATCCCCCCATTATTTATTTTGATGTACATCATGGGTAAAGCTGTTGATCTTTTTAAAGCAATAGTCAGCTAATACATGGAAAGCCACACAAAAAGGCTCTTAGAGCCTCGTGTAGGGGATGCTAAACCATCCCCTATACAAAACCTACCAAATAGGCTTTATGCTCTGTGTGGGCATATAACAGCCATTAATCATAATTAACAAAAAAAGGGAGACAATATGTCTAATACAAAAACAAAAATTAAATCGTGGAAAGATATCCCACCAAAAAACTTAACTTATGCTAAAGCTATGCTTGAGATCGAGGGCATAGTAAATGCTGAGATAAGCACCTATAACAAGACCAACAAAGAGATGGCTTTATATCTGACTAAATGTTGGCATATTATACAGAGAGGATTTTAAAATGCGAAACAATCCGGATGATTTATCCAATCAATTAATCAATGAAATAAAGAAATGGCTCAAGCATGAGATTAAACATCAACAGCCTATCGTGGATGGAAAAGAAATTCTTACTGATGGAACTGAGGGCATTTGTGAGGGCAGACATGAATGTGCTAAGAGTTTATTAAATCAAATAAAAAAATGGGAGAAAAAACTTTATGGAAATGATTGAATTACTTAGCTTGATATATAAATTACGAGATGATATCGAGAGACAAAAAGGCATCCATTACGATCACATGAGGCAATTAGATAAAATGATTGATATCGTTAAGCCTCTAGCTGATCATGAGAATAAACTACAAGATCCAAATTTATAATAAATTTCTGTCTTGTCGTGATGCCCCCTAAAATATCTAGACAAAACTTTACGTAAAGTTTTGAAAAAATTAAGGGCAATCGAGGAGTGATTGCCCTTATATAGCATGAAAATGAGTTGACACTCATGTAATCTATAAATCCCACCAATAAATTAGTCAACTATTTCCCCAAAAATTATAAAACTTTTCCACTTTTTCAGCTAAAAAGCTGAAATTTTTTTTGATCCAATTCATTTCACGTAACGTGATGTGGTCATCCTCAACTATTTTTTTTAATATTTTGTATGCTGTTTCGTTGCCGGTAGATTTTATTGCAGAAAAACAATCCAATACTTTTCTTTTTAATATTGCCTTTTTTAAATTCAGAGGTTCGTGTGTAGCTATTTTTATATTATAATTTGTTGCTCTCACTCCAACAAATCCAGATCTACAATAATCAGAATAAAACTTATCAATAATTTTGTAATCATCTAGCGATATACTATCATCCATGAGTAGCGTGTCTAGGCACGTTTGATCAACTATTCTGACCCTCACTCCATCGTCTTTGAACTCTGCTTTGGCAGTATGTTTTCCTGCGTATATAGGTATCTTAGAGTAATTTTTTTTACTTTTTTTAGAAGCTGATATCCTTGTACTCTTTTGGCTCATAATAATTGTTAACAGTTTTCTTTGGTTTTAGCATATCTTCCGTTTTTGATAAAGCCTCGTATCTAGATGTTATCTTATCATATTCTAATTCTCTCTCCCCAATTTGACCTACCCAAGAAAATCTACATTTCCAAACCATGATTTGAGTTACATTGCTTTTTGATGGTCTTGGTCGATGAACTGTTAATCCTACATCTGATTTACTAAAAAAAGATGCAGATCCGGCAATGTCATAGCCTTTTGGTGGTGGTGTCGTTCCATCTTCTCGTCTTGTCATTTTATTAGGATGGGCAACAAACCAAATATGTATGCCATGTGCTTGTGCAAAAACTCTTAATTTTGTAAGCATATCTGATATCCAATCAGTTTCAGATGTTGTAATATCTTTTGCTATATAATTGTAAGGATCTATTACACAGCCACGAATACCAAATCTAAATACAGCAGTTTTTAATCTTTCTAAGATGCTGTCTAACGTGGATAGCGATCCATCTGCTTGATACAAGAAACAAAAGTTTTCTGAAACAAACTTTTTTCCAATTGCTAAATCATGTGTAGATACCTTTGGTGTTACTCCATCAAAGAAAGGTTTGCCAACATATTTACTAATCAACTTTGCTATATGTATTCGTGGTTCGTTTTCAAAAGAACAAACTCCAAATTTCCAACCTTTGTCTTTTGCAATGTTGATCATTATTTGATCTACAAACTCAGATTTACCGGATGATGGATGTCCGGTAACAACAGTAAGCTGACCCTCAACTACTGTGTATATTTCATCTATACTCTTGTATCCGGTGCTAAGACCATTACCAATTCCATGCTCGTATATTTCATCAACTTGTTCATAAAAATGATTAGCATCATAAAGACCTGAAACCGGATAAGGGATAGGATTTTTTATTATTTCTTCTAGCTTTTCTTTTCCATGTTTTACTAAAATTTCATTGGCATCCTTGCAATCTTGTGGATAGACAAGTTTAAAACATTTATCTTTACCAACTCTTCTAGCAATCTCTTCTTCCATAGCTTGACCGGCTTGATCATTGTCCATAGCTATTATAATTTTTTTACACTTATCTAGTTTTTCTTTTGAGTTCCAAATAAATTTAAATTTGCCATCTTCTCTAGGATCTATTTTGCCATCCACAACTTTCATGACAGCACCATGTGGTATTGATATGCTGTTGTTACAACCTACTTCCATGAGAGATAAACAATCCATCTCTCCCTCACAAATTATTATTTCATCTTCTTTGTCTAAATTATCAATGTTATAAAAGTTTTCTGCCTTACCATAACTAGCAAAACCTTTATCCGGAAAAGATCGTATCTTGGCAAAATGATAAGACCCCTTTGTGTCTTGATATGGAAAAACTAAACAAGAAGCCTCTTTTTTAATCGCACCTATGTAGTGATTAATAAATTTTACACCGGCTTTTGTTGCTGTTTCTTTGGATATTCCTCTGCTTAATAAGTATTGTAAACTACCATTGTTTTCTTCGATCTCGTTTAAATTATTAGTAAATGATTGATTAATGTTTACAACTTTTTCACTTTCCACAGATTTTCTCCTCATTTGATTTAAATTTTCATCATTAAATTTTATGCCACCATCTTCTCCACAATGCCAACAATAATACATAATTACATCATTGCTAATCTTTAGCGACAATGTTTTCTGATCTTTCTTTTTTCTTGTATGTGAACAAAATGGGCAGATTGCCTTGTGTTGACCACCACCTAATTTTAGGGCAACACTTCTAATTGAGTGCCTCATCTCCATATTCATCTCCTTGCTATACCTTTCATCATTATTTTAAAACAAAGAAATCGTCAACAAAAAAAATTTTTTCAAATAAAATTTTTAAATTGCACAAGTATGTAATATAATATAATTACGCATAACGAGGCAGTAATGTTTTTTGTTTCCTTTCTTACATTACTGCCACCTCCTTTAATATATATAAATATTCTATACAAGTTTATATAACAGTTAATATATATATATATATTATATACTGACAATTTTGTTTTGAATAACTCTTCTTAATCTCTCCCCTAAATATCTTGCAACGACCGGTTTGCTCATTAAAATTTCTTTTACTAATTTTGACATTTCTTCAGCATTTAATGACCCTAAATCGCATACCATACTAAAATCATCAGATTTTAACCACTTGCCTACAGCAAGTTTTTCTTTATGACTACCTAAATAACTATCAGAAATCGCTTGGCACATCACATGTTTCCAAAGGCGAGACTCTGATGTGAGTTCGTGGTGTGGCTCTATCCAAACCCCAATGAACATGCTTTTGTTTGACTTGTCTGTCATTAACATAGATCTTTCCTTGCATACAATCTAGAACAACACTCTCATCTAGATCCGGTCTTCTAGATGCATAATATATAATTAACTCTACTTTTACGTCAGTTTCAATAAGATTTTCTAATTGTGGACATTGTTGTGCAAATACTTTTTCATAATTTCTAGCTTTATCAGATTTAATAACTCCAAATCTTTTTCCAAAATTTACTATTTTTCTTGAATTTGCCTTGGATGCAGGCTCTCCATGTATAACAAAATTTATACTTTTATTTATTTCTATTGACATTATTTTACCTATACTTATATTTAAAAGTGCATGAATAGGAGAATGACATGAAGATTACCAATAAATTTGGTATGCCACAACCATTTGTCGATTTTGCCATAAACGACAAGTACAGTAAAGGCAAAGCTGATATATCTGTAACATCACTAATTGATAGTCCTAGAGTTAGGATTATGAAAGATGTTTATCAAGATCAAATAGAAGTTGATGCTGTGGATATGGTTTGGGCATTATTTGGAACTGCTGTACATTCAGTATTAGAACAATCTAATTCATCTAAAAATATTATAAACGAAGAAAGAATATTCGCAGAATTAAACGGATGGATTTTATCCGGTGCTTTAGATAGGCAAGAAATAACTGACAATGTTGCATCAATAATAGATTACAAGGTTACATCAGTTTGGTCAGTAATTTATGGAAAAATAGAATGGGAAAGACAGCTTAATTGTTATGCTTGGCTCTATAGGCAAAAGAAAGAAAACATTGGTAAGTCAGTTGGATCTCTAAAAATATGTGCAATTTTAAGAGATTGGAACAGAAGAGATGCTGAGAAAAAAGAAAATTATCCACAAGCACCAATCGTATTTGTAGACATACCACTTTGGGATGCTGAGATTGCTCATCAATATGTCTCTGAAAGATTACATTTACATCAAGATGCTCAGATGAGTTACGATTTATTAAAAGATCTTCCTCTTTGTACTGACGAAGAAAGATGGAAAAAGAATGATACGTGGGCAGTAAAGAAAAAAGGTCAGAAAAGAGCCATTAGAGTTTTGGAAAGTGAACACGAGGCTGAAAACTATGTCAATTGGCATAACGAAACTGACACAGCATATATTAAGAAAACAGATTTAGAAATAGAGTTTCGATGTGGAGAACACACTCGATGTGGCAACTATTGTTCAGTTGCTGATTTTTGCAATCAATACAAAGGAGAAAAAGATGGCAGATAAAAAAACAAAAAAGTTAATGGAAACACTTGAAAAAGAAAAAATGAAAAGGGCAAGAAACAAAAAAGGTCACTTTGTTGCAGACGATCCTAATACACCACAGAACGAGGCTTATGTTAAATCAAGTGGTAAAGTCAAGGTTGGGTTAAATGCCCACATAAACGAGGCAACTAATAAAGGGAAGCCTATTAAAAGGTTCTTTTTAGTTAGATGGTATGATGCTTTTGTCAAGGGATATAATAAATTTGTTGCTGATTTATTTGGAGATATAAAATGAGCGATAAAGTAGATTTATGTTATTTGCCAACGAATGGATTGTGCAAGTTAAATGAAATTTTGGATGACAGTTTCTTTCCGTCTAATCAAGAGAATATTATTAAACAAGAGTTGATAACATACGAAAAGATAGATGGTGCAATAAAGAAATCAATATTCCAAAGAAATTACATTGGAACAAGACATCATGATGGTCACATCACAGAAATCTTTCCAACTAAATTAGCAGAAAAAGAGGTAAAAAATGAAAAGTGATATACCGGATAAAGTTGCTGAAACTTTAAAAGATATAGGAATGACATCAAAAGAAGCCGGATGGAATTGTCATGGAACTTACGTTCTTTTACATAAGGCATTAGAAAAAGTTGCTGTTCACAAAAAAATATCTTTTAAAGAACCTACAGTATTAGAATGTAACTCAGAGAAAAAGGTGGTCAGTTTGTTGGTCACCGGAACTATGGGAGACAAGTCAGAATGGTCTATAGGAGAGGCATCCCCATCAAATAATAAAAACAGCTATCCCTATGCGATGGCTGAAAAGAGAGCCAAAGACAGAGTGATACTAAAACTCGTGGGTCTTCATGGAGATGTTTATGCAGAAGATGAGGCTGATGCTTTTAAAGAGGCAAGACCTCAAGAGATTAAAGGTGGCACTATGGATAATGGATCTAAAGAAGTCGTTGAAGAAAAACGAAAGCCACCTAGACAGCCACTTATAGATGTAAAAGACATTGAAAGTGACAAGGTAGAAACCATTCCTGCCGATCAAGGGGCGAACATAATTAAAGAAGTTTTTAAAACTTTTATGCCAAACGAAGACATAGATAAACTCAGAAGATTTAAAGATGTTAATAAAGAGGCATTAATACAGTTAAAAGAATTTGATGAGAAAGCCTATCAAGAGGTTAAGGATTTATTTATGAAAAGAGCAGAAGAACTCAAAACTAAAGCAAAAGGAGAAGTAAATGAGTGAACAAAATAATTATCCACCAAGTGGAACTTTATTTGCAACCAAGGAAAAAAGAACTGAAAAGTCTCCGGACTATACCGGTCAGTTTGAATTGTCACATGAGGTTATAATAGACCTCTATGGTCAAATGAAAGAGGGTATTGAAAAGCCTATATTTAGCATGGTTGGTTGGAAGAAGTATAGTAACAGAACCGGAGTTTCATTTCTTTCTGTAAGAGGAAATGTTTATGAGCCAAAGGAGTTAAAGGATATACCTAGACCTAAGCCAAAAGAGACAAAAGGCAAAGAAGATTTTGAAATTTAATTAAGGGAGAAAATAATGGAAGACAATAAACCACAATCAAGTGTTCCTAACGTCAGTTTTGAGGCTGTTAAAACCTCAATGATGCAAGACAAGAATGGAACAAATATTAAACTAACAATACATCCAAACGATGTTCCGGCTAAACTACATAAAGATTGGGTTGGATCTCGTTACATGGTTGTTATGGTCAAGATAAATGACGATGGCACTCCGGAGCAAGGAGAGGATGATGTCATCAAACAAACATAATGAAGATGAGGTTATGTCTGAAGAGTATTTAACTCTTCAAGGCTTGGCTAAAATGCTTGCGATAACAAAGCCAACTCTTTACAAAATTATAAGAAATGAGGAACTTGGTTTTCCTAAGCCTTTTCCATTGATGAACACACAACAAAGGAAAAAAAACCTTTGGAGCAAGAAAGAGGTTCGAGAATGGCTTGAGCATCAGAGAGATCAAAAAGTTACGTAAAGTTATGGCTAGGATAAAATACGAGTCTCAAGATAACCTCAGACAAGAAAAAAATGTTTTAGGACACATGTCACGATTGTGGGATGTGTCTTATTCTAAATTGCCACTAGATTACAAATTAGATTATGCGATGTATAGAAATGACACTTTGGTAGGTTTTGCTGAAGTAAAATGCAGAAAGCCATCAATAAAAGATTTTCCAACTTATATAATATCTTTAGCCAAGATTATGAAAGCAAGAAGACTAGCATCTGTAACTGGAACTAAATCAGTTTTGATTGTTAGTTGGTCTGATGCAACTGGCTGGATAGATGTGTTCTCAGATTTTACTGTAAAACAAGGTGGCAGAAAAGATAGAGAAGATTGGCAAGATCAAGAGCCAGTATGTCACTTTGATATTAATGATTTTAAAATAATTTCACACAACGATTTATCCGGCAGCCAAGAATAACAGAGAGGTAAAATATGTCACATTTTAAGTTAGCTAAAAAAGAAATTGAGATGTTTGTTTTGTCAATGAAAATACATAGAAAAAAGATAGATGAGGAACATCCTCATTCTGATAACTACGAATATTTGCATCCGGTATCTAAACAAATAAGATATCTTGATAGCTTGATAGGCAAAATGGAAAATGAATTAAAAGTAAGATCAATGCGACCACATAAAGTAACAGTATAGGGAGTGATGTATGTTTAAGGCAATGGCACTAATATGTAGTGCTTGGATAGCAAATGGAGAGGCGAAACAAGCATGTTTTACTCACATGTTTGAATGGGAGTTTGAAACAAAAAAAGAATGTCAAATTAAGTTGTTGTACTATCGAGCAAAAGAAGCACCACCTTATCACAATATAGTTTTAGGGGAATGTATAAAAGTTAATAAATTATGAAAGGAATAAAATGAAATTAGCAGACGGATATGAAAAGGCATTTATTGGAACGACCATAAGTGCTTTTGGCAGAAAACAAGTAGCATTATATGATTATGATAAATGTATAATGGTACTCATGAATGATAATAATTGGGATGAAGAGGAAGCTATAGAATGGTTTAACTTCAACACAATAGGGTCTTGGGTAGGCGAAGATACTCCCATATTTGTTAATATGCATAAACTAGATGTCATAAATGATTTCTTGGAGGATGACGATGAGTGATAACGTAAACAGACCAAGCCACTATAGAAAAGGCAAAGTAGAGTGTATTGATGCAATTAAATCTGCCTTAGCTGAGGGCTACGAGTATTACTTACAAGGAAATATATTAAAATATGTGTGGAGATATAATCACAAGAACCAACTAGAAGATCTTGAAAAAGCACAATGGTATCTCAAAGAATTAATAAAAGTAAAAAAAAGACCACCTAACAATTACCTCCCGGGAGGAAGTTCTTAGACTAAAACTTTACGTAAACTTTTGCTAACTACTATCATGCAGTCTTTCGTATGCCTACACTTCTCATGAGCTGAATACCTTTCTTCATAATTTCTTGTATTCTTTCTCTACGAAGTTTTATTAGTTTCTTTCTTGTTTCTTCCGGTATTCTTAAATTTCTTTCTAATTCTTTTATTTGTCTTAATAATCTGTTTCTTGCATTGTCTAATGCTTTGAATCTGCCAAATATTCTGACCTCATCATCGTATCTAGCCATTAGCTTCTGCATACTTTCTCTGTCACCTCTTCTTCTAGCTAAATCAAATCTAGAGAATATCGTGAATAGCTCTTTTCTCTTTTCTAAATAATTTTGTGTATCAACTCTATCAGACGGCTGTGCTATTACCTTCCTAACAAATGGTATTCTATTTTCTAAGTTACCCTCAAAGTCTCCTGTGGCTATTGCCGGTATAGTTTCAAATACTAAATTTGCACTTCTACCTACAAAAGCACCTGCACCACCAATGACATATTCGTAGAAATACTCAACAGTATCCGGAGAAACATCAATCAATCCACCCTCAACTTCATCTCCTCCGGTTAAATCACTAATAGTTTGGACTATAAACTTAGATAAAGCTCCGGTGTTACTCCAATGAGTATAGGCATCAGGTGTAGTAGAAGAAGAGTACATAGGTGTTTCTTTATATATTGGATCTCCTCTGTAGTTTTTATTTATCATCATTTCTCCAAGAGGCTTTACTGATGTTGGCACGAGATAGGTTTCAAAGTTTTCAATAGCACCAAATGGGCTGAGAGTTTCCATAGTAGTGCCAAAAATACTGTTTGCCATCTGACCAAATGTATACTCGCCTCGTGTGTAGCGACTTAATGCTCTTCCTAAGTTGAATGGCATATTTAATCCATAAGCTAGTGGTATTGTTATGAACTTCTCATCTGTTAGTCCAAATGTACCAAATACTAAATTATGCTCTAGCTTGTAATCACTAAGCTGATCATATGGATTTTGCTCATCTTCATCGTCTGGATCTCTAAAGAACGCCATAAGCTGATCTTGAAGCATTCCGTATACAATCAATCCACCTAAAAGTTTTCTAACTTTAGGCGACTTATAAGCCGCATTAAATATAGCCATACTGCCTTGTACAGATGCATTATAAAATAAATATAATGAGTTCATGAAAACTTTGTCTTCGCCACCTTTTGCAAAGTTTACTGTGACGTTTCTCGCTGCCTCGGCAGCTCTAGCATCAGTGAAACCTCTTTTCTTTAAATTAGTGAATGTAGCTACACGAACACCATTTTCAATTACAGTATTGTAGTCTTCTAAAAACTTTAACAGGCTTTTGCCTTTCTTTAAAAAGAAGTTGTTTCTTTGTACACCTAGAGATGTGGTGTCGCTTATGTCTTGTAACAGCTTATTAAGATTATCCATTTGATCTTGAACTGTACCCATCATGTTTGTAGCGTTTTTACCACCGGCTCTAACAAACTTATTATACTCTTGTGACCAGTAGCTTGTATCATCTTGATTTCTTAAAACTTTTCTAATTCCATTAATAGCACCTGCAACATCTTTTACTATCTCTTTTGTAATTCCTTCTGCATCGTGTTGTTGTATATTTATAAGTGCTGTCTCTAAATCTTTTGCAAAGTTAGGAATAACAAACGCTGGGTTATAAGATGTATTAACATTTGATAAAAATCTATTTAACTTAGATAAAGCCTGAAATATAACATGGCTTGTTTTTGGATCGTAATGATGTTTAAACGCTCTGGCTAGGCTTTGTCTGTAAAAGTTTACGTAAACTTCTTCTCCATCAACTTTGACTGTAAGCTGTAATGGATCTAAAGGCTCTTTTACATTTGTTACTTCACCAAAATTTTCTTTTAAATCTGTACGCAAATTATCGTTTGTAGCGAAACTTCCATCACTCTGTTCTTCTTGGCCGCGCAGTAACCTGACTAAATCTTGCCCAACTTTATTTCTTTCAGATCTGTCAATAGCACGTTGATTTTGAGCAATCGTAGAAGCAAGAATATTCTCTGCATATTTAACACCTCTACCTCTGGCTTTAATATCCTCTTTACCTAAAGCTCCAAAGTAATTAACAGTTCTTCTTTTCTTATTGAGCCTGTCATCATTAAACTCATCTGTAGAGTCTAAATCACCACGCAAAGGTACATAATGTTTAAATCTAGCTATATTATCATCGTATTCTTGCTTAGTTACCAATCCACTTTCGTATCTTATGTTGTTAGTGCTTGTTACAATTCTTTTTACACTTCTATCTACAGATCTAAATATTTCTTGATTTTTACTATCTAATCCATCAAACCAGTCTAGTATTACATTGGCTTCTCCATTAGACATACCAGACCCTAGTCCTCTATTATATTCTTGAAGTATTTGCGCATTTCTTTCTTTAGCATGCATAGCATACAAATAAGCATCAACAAGAGCCATCTTTGGATCAACTGTTACATCTAATGCTCTTTTTACATATCCTTCGTCTTGTGCTTTAGCTGCTGCTTTAGCAGAGAGTTCTTGTAAATTATTTAATTGAGCTTCTGAAATATCAATATTCCTAATTTCTTCAATTAATGGTTTTACAATTGTTTCTTCTAAATCAGATATTTTAGATCCAATAATACCTGTAGAGTTTACCTCTCTTAGGTAAGGATCCATAGCGTCTGCTATTGTGTAGCCTTTATCACGTAGCTCATCCATCATAGCGCCTACAGGTTGAAAAGAATCTTGATATTTTTGTACTATTCTTTGTGCAGCCTCAGCTCTAGTTCTGCCAAACAATAATTTTTCTGGTATTATTTTTAAACCTTTAGCAATTAAACCACTTAAATTATCGTATCTAATATTAAGTTGCGCGGTAGCTATGTCACGATCATTTTTTTCCTGTTGTCTTTGCTGTTCACTTTGTGGTGTTGCTCTTACTCTTGAGCGTCTAGTCTCAGGTTCTCCGGCAACATTTGCTCCACTTCCGATGTCATTTCGGGTAAACCTTCCGGGAACATAAGAGACAGATAATTCTCTCTCGTAACTGGCATTCCCACTGAATTGAGGTATTGTATCAGAGGGTCTTGCCCAACTTGGTTCCGTAAATCCTGCTGGGGTAACATTTAATATCTCCTGTCTTGTGTCTTCTATTGATAATCCGCCATCAACATAGGTGTCCCAAATACTATTTATTTTTTCTACATTTTGTTTTTGTTGTTTAAATGTATCTGGAAATAAATCTCTTACAGCTTCCCATGTAATAGATTGCATTTGTCTTGGCAGTATTCCTCTTTGTTCTGCGGCCCGTGTAAAGGCATCTTGTATTAATCCATACATTCCTCTTACACCTGAAACAGATGAACTTGGTATTATACCATAAATTTTTGATCTTCCTGCAACGGAATACACACCAAAATTATGGTCTACTTCTACTGATTTACCACTTAAAGGCTTTAAGAAAGCTACAGATACAGCATGTGTATCTATTGTAGTATGACCTTCAGGTGACATAGGTGTTATCATGTTATTAAAAAAACTTCTAACCTTATGCCTGTCACCAAGAGAAATAGATATTTGTTGCAATGATTGATCAGCTGATGCATCCATCGCTTCAATAGCGCTTGATATTTCTTTATTAGATCCCCATCCCGTACCTTTTGGACTGCCATCTTTTTTTCTTGCATAATCTAAATACTCACCTTCTGGTGTAATAATTCTATGCCCACGATCATTATATGTTTCATCAAATATTCTAATCCACATTGCCTTATGTACAGAATGTTTTAAACTATCTAAACTTGTAGAGTTTCTGTTTGGATTGCTTATAAAGTCTAATGCAGGTTTAAATATAGGTTTGCCATATATTTCTAGTGCAGTCTTCATCATCTCTGGTGTAAACTGTTTATCTGCATGATTTCTAGATATATCCAGCACACGCTCTGCCAAAGATACATTCATAAACCAATCTGTTTGTGGTGATTGACTAGCTATAACCGCAGCCACTACCTCTGGCCTATAATTATATTCTTTTGAAAGTCTATCTACTATTGTTCTAGCACCGTCATACCACTTGGATGATCTTTCTCTTATATCTGGATCTATAGAGTCATGAACAAATAAAATATTGTTTGTCATTGCTTGTATATGATCTTCTATAATCTCATCATTTGAAAAGTTTACGTAAAGTTTTGAGTTGCCAGATAGATTATACCCTTTTATTAAATTAGCTGCTTTCTCTGCTAACACAGGGTCACTCTTTAATACTTCGCCATTAATGAACAATAATTCTACAGATGGATCGCTAACTCTTTGCTTTGCTGTGGGAAATCTAGTGCTTACTGTATGTTCTTGACCAATAGCCATAACACGAGATCTCATTTGTCTATTAGCATACTGACCACGTTTTTGATTAACTGAGTCTTTATATGCCTGATCAAACTTCTTAGCTTGATATGTTTCTGGTATTTTTAACTCATAAAACATTGCAGCCATTATGCCTCTGGTCGGATGATCAATAAAATAACCAGTTGCACCCAATTCTTTTATCATTCTTTCTTTTGCAGTTGTTATATAGGCAACTCTATCAGCTGAAGTTGTCAAATCAGGCCTTTCTCTATTTAGCTCTATATTTGCCGCACTATTAAACTTTCTTTCATCTTTTATCCAGTCATACATACCTTCAAATGGGACATCTATCTCATAAACATTATCACCCAAACCACCTTCAGGATTATATCCATTTGGATCTTCTATATTTACTGCATAGTAACTACGTGCCGGAAAGCCCGGAAATATTCTTCTTCTTTCATCACCACGTATATTAGGATTTGATCTTTGTTGTTCCGGGTCTATGCTTTGCAGGCCCTCTATAGGAGAGAAATGTGTTAGCTTGACTGTCCTTTGCGGAGATAACTCAGGTTTCCTCCCTTTTTCTGGTTGTTGAGTCTGGCCTCGTACCTCTGCCCGTCTTCTTCCATCTCCTTCAACTCCTCGTCTGTCGGTTGTAACATCTCCTGTCTCACCAAGTCGTTCATCTGCTCCAATAATTCTTTCATCTGTTACTCCTTCTATATTTTTAGCTAACCCTTCACTTTGAACAAAATCTGATAATATAGTTATCTTTTGATCAGCGTAAATTGTTTCTTCTGCTTTATTGGTACTGTTTCTATTTAAATCTCCAACTTTATCACTATAGTTCACCCAAGAATTTTGTCCTCTTGTTTCTGTAGTCATTGCTAAAGCTGCTAATGGACTGTACATACGTGAATGTGCCTGCCAAGCATTTTCTTCTCCTCTGGCAGTAAATGTAGCGCCTTCTAAAGCATGACCAAAATAATCATGAACTATTCTAAATAAATCATTATATCTTACATTTCTTCCTTCTATTATTTCACCTGTTTTTTGCAATAAAGGATTTTCATCTACATCTTGTTGTGTTATTGATTCACTACCAAAACCATCGTCTGTAGCAAATACCCACATATGATTATTATCTCTAATGTCCTCTAACAAATCTCTTGATCCTTTTGGATAGGGATTAGCTTGATCAGGCTTGATAAATTCAATCTTAATTCCTGTTTCTTCAATAAACTTCCATTGAACAAATGTTTCATCTGCCATAGCTTTATAAGCTTTAATCACCTCTGGGTTACCCGGATCATGCTTTGCTTCATCAAAGTCTTTTGCTATTCTTCTTGCTAAATCTTCATTAACTTGAACATAGCTATCTGGTCGCACATTAGGCATACCTATTGATGCCAAATACTTTGCTTTTACTTGATGCGCTATAGGCAAAGGTCCCACAGAACCTCTGTGTAAATTAGGCAATCTTTCTATAATTATGCGAGATTTTTTTGTTTCTTGATTTTCTAAAAATCGTGTAGCTTTTTCTATAGCCTCTTTTCTGTTATCAGCATAACGCAAAGAAGGAAATGCTGAAGTATTTTCCGTTCCATCTGGCTCTAAAATCATACTTCCGTCAGATGTACTTCTGAAAAAACCTCCATCTATGTCATCTTTTGTAAAATGAATACTTGTTTTTCCATCAGAAACAGTTGTTACCGGATTACTCAACTCAACTGATTTTCTAGTTACAGTTATTTTGCTTCTAGAAGTCCTTGGTGCAAAATCGTCTGGCTTTCTGTCTCTTCTGCCTATTTGTTTTTCAGTTTCTGTTGTTCCTATATTATCAAATATCTGATCAACCTCTGTAAATCCTTGGCTTGTGTGTGAGCTAAATATAGACTTAATAAATCTTAGTATTCTATCAAATAAACTTTTTGGCTTTCCTGCCACTTTTAACTTGCCATCAGCATAGTCTCTGTACATTTCAGCTATGGCTTCTTCAATAATCTCATTTTCTGGCATACCTGTTGGCTTAAACATATATGCAGCTCTATCATAATAGGTATATTCTCTTTGTGTGTCACGACCTTTTATACGTGATACATATTTTCTATTTTTTACTGCTTTTTCTAGCGTGGCATACTCTTGATCAGTAAAAACATTTAAACTTTTTAATGCATGAATTATCTCATGGTTCATTACACTGCCTAATTTAGCCTGTAACTCTGCATCAGTCATATTTGGATCATAAAGCTCCATAGCTAAAGCAATAATTCTTTTACCATCTGGTGCTACTTCTTGTATTCCCTCTGTAATTCCTACATCAGTGCCTCTTGCTAAGTCTTCTGTAAGCTGAACCTCATCTATAAGAGGTTTACCCTCTAATCTAACATCAGACAATCCAATTCTATTTAACTCTGCACGTAGTGCATCTAATACACGCTTTTGTTTTAACTTGTATTCAGGTGTTTCTTTGACCTTTGGCGCTTCATCAAATACTCTTTTAGGAGCTAGTGGAGGCACGATTCTTCTTGCTTGTATTGTTTGCTGTCCTTCAGACAACTTATTAGCTTTATTTTCTAATCTAAACGCTTCTAACTGCACATCAGAATATCTTTGCTGTAATCTTTCTATTTGCTGTCTATATGTCTCAAACTGAATAGGATCATTAACAAAGTTTTCTTGTTCTTTTCTAAGTGAGTTCTCTGTGTCACGTATCTGCTTTGCTTCTTGTGATAAACTTTTAGCCTGCTCAATTATATCTAAATTTATATCTACAGATTGTTTCGGGCTATATTTTCCTCTGCCATCATACTGTAAAACACCTGAGCTTAAATAACCATTTAGTAATTGTTCTGCTCCCTGATTATCAATTTTTGTTTTATAAACTTGCTGAAATAACTTTTTTGTAGATGCTGTATTTATATTTTTTTGTTTTAAAAGTTTATTTGTAAAGTTTCTAATTTTATCTTTTTCTTTAGCCTCTATGTCTGCGGCCTCTATCTCTTCATCAAATGTCTCTGGTTTTTTATTTAATATTGGCTTTTGTGCAAATCTTTCCCTGTCTGCCGCTTCTATTCCAACAACTTCTTCTAACTCTTGTATAGGGACAGGCGCGTCAACAGGGACACCTTTTTTAAGCTGTATTCTTTTTTGTCTAATTTTACTTGCTTCATCTTGTGGCAATGACTCTATTTTTACAGGACTATAGGGTGTCCTAGCCTCTTTAGCGGCATCTAATGTTTCTTGTGTTCTTTTTCTGCCTTGATTAACACCAGAATCAGCCACCGCTTGACTTTGAACATCTACTTGATCATTACCTGTAGGAGGCACAATAATTACATCAGGCACAGATGAGTCTATTGTAGGGCCTTCTATAAGTTTAACATCTTTATCTTGTTGTGTTTTTAAATACTCTTCTGCATTTTTTAACTTCTCTGCATTCTCCCTACCTTCAGCTAATGCATCATCATCAAGTTGTTTTTGTTTCTGATCAAACTTTTTAAGTTGTCTGCCACGTATGCTATCTAGTATTAAACTTAAAGCAGCACCTGCTCCACCACCGTATACAGCATCGTCATAAGCACTCTGACCAACCTCTACATCAGG